CGTCTTATACGACCAAAGACACAAAGCAGACTATATCTGGAAAACCTACACAACAATCTATTTTTAATAATTTTGCTTTATTTAGATTTAATGGTACGCCATTCACTGAAGATACCGGATCAAACATAGATTCTTACAATACTGTAGATTTTGGAGACAAAGATCTATATGAAAATCCAACAGTTTCAAAAATAATTAGTAAGTGTAACGCGAGTGAAAAACATAAAAGCTACAAATACGAATGGTCAGATTTTGCATTGTGTAAATATTTAGGTAAAATACCTAACAATCACATGATCACTTTGCGTAGATTTTCATTTCCGATCGGAGATGATATTATGCATATCAAAATGACAGATAAAGGCGGAGCATTAATAGACGTTGCACAACCAGATATTGCTAGAGCAGTTACGTGGATGTCAGAAGCCACCGGTAATCAATTAGAGGAAATATTAAAATTTGATTATAATTACAAGTGGAAACCAGTTGAGGCTGATATTCAAGTATTAGATTCACAAACTCAAGCTAAAAGAGGTAAACTAGGATCATTTATAGATAACAGCACCATATTAAGTGCATTAAACGCAACGGCTAATGGTGTGAATGCCGCTGAAAAAAGAAGAATTGAATCAGCAGGGTCTGGATTTGATGCTTTTAAAGAGACATATCCTAATCACGTTTATGGTCCATATAACTCTATCAGATCAATGATCGTTAGAGATGGTGGTATGGAATTCAACCAATCATTTACTCTTAAATTTCAATATGAAATGAGAGCTATTGGTGATGCAAATCCAAAAGTTTTATTTCTAGATCAGTTTGCCAATATTTTGGCATTGACATATTCAAATGCACCATTTTGGGGTGGAGAAGTTAGATACACTAATTCAGGTGAAGGTTCTATCGGAAGACCTTTAGGTGATATTAGTAAATTAACAAGCGGAGATTATGGTGGATTTTTCAAATCGGTATTGGGTGATTTAAAAGGACTAGCTGGTGGAGGCACAATGGCAGGCATTACAAGTTTATTAGGTAAAACTGCTAACAACTTATTGGGAGGTGCTTTAATGGATTTATTTAATTCACCACAAGGAGGTCAAGTTGCAAATGCATTTTTAACAGGTGAACCAACAGGCGCATGGCATGTTACTATTGGAAATCCTTTAAATCCTATTGCAGTTATAGGTAATTTAATCTGTGAAAAGTCAGAAGTTCAATTTAAAGGTCCTTTGGGTCCATTAGATTTTCCTGAAAACTTAGAAGTTTCAATTACTTTAAAACCAGGTAGACCAAGGGATAAATCTGAAATAGAATCGATGTTTAATGCAGGTAGAGGAAGATTCTATATTACGCCAACTGATGGACCAGATACCAATAAAGAAAAGATAGCAGGTACTGCGGCTGGAGATGCAACGCACACATCAGCGCCTAATTTACGTAATACTAAATCAGGTATAAAAATGACTGATAGAGAATTTGATGAATATAAAAAATTAGCTAACGGATAATGAATTTAAAAACATTTCAAAATAAAAGAATAATAGATGGCACTGTCATGATGACTGAACCTACTATACTTTTTTCAACATCTAACACAGAAATAATTGATAAAATCATAGTTGGTAAAGAATACGCATGTAGGATAGATCTATTAGCTAAAAGATATTATGGCGATGCTAGTTATGCAGATTACATATTAAAGTATAACAATATTTCAAATCCTTTTACTATAGGTGAAGACGATATTTTATTAATACCGTCTATACGTTCTGGTTTAATTAACTTTAAAAAACCAGTTGATAAATTAACTGAAGAAGACGGAGACGTGATCAGAGATAAATTCTTAAAAACTAAACGTTTACCTATAGAAGATCAAAAACGTATAGAATATTTAAAAAGAAAGGCTGCGCAATATCCAAATGGCGCAACTGAAATATTACCACCGAACGTGTTAAAAACAGGAGGAGCAAATGTTACTATTAAAGATGGTGTCATCAAGCTTAATGGTACAATAGATTTAACTAAATAATTTTTATGGCAGACGCAAATCAAAATACGCCAACTGGATCTACAAGTCTTAATAGACATATTTTAGCTCTCTTAGAACCATCTATTAAATTAGATGAGATTAAAATAGATTCGCTAAATGAAGAAGCCGGCGATAGAAGTGAAAACTCTAAGCAGATTGGTTCATGGGTTCCATTTGTAAAAATCAATAATATTATTATTAGAGATATTAATATTGATTCATTTAGTTTAGATTTATCTGGTTTTATTCCAATGGTTCGTATTTCATTTTTAGATGCAGATCATACATTTTCAGCCGATGCATTGCCAAGAGATGGCGATGTAATTAGCGTTAGAATAGCATCAAGACAAGATAAAACTTTTAAAGATATTAGAGCTGATTTTTTGATCACTAATGTTTTTAATAGTGAAAAAGATCCAATGGCAGATCCATTACTTATAAGATCATTTCACATGACAGGTATTTTAAAAGTGCCTGGATTAAATGTACACGAGAGCGTTGGTTATCCAAGTGATAATACTGATAAACATTTAAAGGATATTGCAAGTACTTTAAAATTAGGTTATGCAACTAATATAGATGCAACCAACGATAAAATGGCTAGACTTTGTCCATTTGATAGCAGATTAAATTTCATACAAAAATTAATCAAGCATTCATATATTAGTGATAAATCGTTTCAAACGGGTTTTATTGATCCATATTATTATCTTAATTTTATAGATTTAAATAAAGTTTTTAATTCTAAAAATGAGTTTGAAGATAGTTTAATACATGTTTTTAATAGAGGTTATACAGACGCTGCCAATTCAGTGCCTGAAATTGATTCATTTAAAAGTCAATTACTTTTATCAAACCATTTAAATTTTGGAGGTAGTTCTCAATATATCAGTGGATATGCTATTACTAATAATGCTGGTAGTATTTCATTCGCTAAAGGAACTAAAACAAAATTACAATATTTTGAAAATGATTCAGATGAAAAATTAGTTTCATTTGATATTGAGCCGATTGCATCTGAAAAAATGAGAGATAACGAAGAGCCTCTAAAGGGTAGAAGAGGTGAACAAGATTATAAAGATGAGATTAGACAACAATATGCCGGAAGAATGGACGTAGATCCAAATCATGGTAATACGCATATAAATTATTATTCTTCATCACTTATTAATGATATTAATAAATCTGAGATTTATAAAATGGGATTAAATGTAACTCTATCAACACCAAACCACGGACTATATAGAGGTATGAAAATACCAATTCTTATTTTTACAAGAGAAATGCAAGAAGGTTTCGCAACTAAAAATACTAAAGACAAATTAAAAAATGCTAATTTTAAAACTTTAGGTGAAGAGTTAATTAAAGAAGACATATCTAAAGAAGATCCATTAGAAGATAAACAAGTTTTGGATGAATTTGTAAGCGGTTTTTATGTAATAGATACTATACGATATGAATATACAGCTGGCGCAGATGAACCATTTTTACAAAAATTAACTTTATTAAGAAGAGAATGGCCTACTAAAGTAAGCGCTTTGAATAAAGAAACTATGGCTAAAGAAACTGTCAATACTAAGACAATGACTAAGAGCGCTAAATAACAAAGATAAATAACAAAACATTAAATCATAGATGGCATTTTTTATACAAAACGAAGCATTTAGAAAGGCAGGACTTTTTAGAAAAGGTACTGCGCTTAAAGCATTACCGTATCAAGACCCTACGTATCTAGGATTCTTATTGTTATTTCAATGGAATGACGTTAAATTAAGTACAAACACAACAGGAACATCAACACCCGATGCTATTATATCTTCACCGTTGTTTGATGAGTCTGGTGCCGAGGCTTATTTAAAAAGATTAGCCATAGTTAATAAAAAATATGAAAACAAATTAAAAGCTCTAATAGCTTTTAAAAAAGGTTTACAAAAAATTAATCTAGACATGCCATGGTATTGGCAATCTATGAGCGGTTTAGATAAATTACAAGCATACGATACAAATGAGCCATATATCGGAAAGGACGGTAATGAAATAGCTTTAGGTTGTTTAGAATCTGTTAATTTAGCAATAACTGGTTTAATGAGAAATTACAGAGAAGCTGTATTCGATGAAGAATCGTGGTCTTATGTTTTACCGCCTAACTTAAGAAAATTTTCAGTTAAAATATACGTGTCTGATATTAGACCTATTTTTAATGATGTAGATTCTACAAAAACAGCATCTACTACGACAAGGCTTGGTAAAGTAAGCGAATATAACGTAGATCCTAACTCTGAAGAAAAGATAGTAAATCCTGATCAACAGACAAAAGATATTGATTTAACAAGTTCTAATAAAAAACCATATATCGCATTTCAATTAACTAACTGTGAATGGAATATCCAAACTGGCGTTACTTCTTTTGCTGAACTTAAAAATGATGCTCCAGAAATGGCTTCTCAGATTATAGCTTTTAATTATGAAAGATTGACTGAAGTTAAACTAATAGCAATGAATGGAATTATTGACGATAACTTAGTAGCATCGATTGGAGCTCAAGCTCCAGCTCCTATAATTGAGTCTCCTAAATTGACTAAATTTGAAGAAGCTAAAAAGAGAGCTACTGAAGATATGAAAAAAATGGCAGAGAAGAAAAAACAGGAAGCTATTACGTCTGCATCTTCTCTAGTTAAAGATAAAACTGGAATTCCTTTTACAATGGATGGCATGAAACCTAAATTAGAAACCGAGGGTATTTACATGAATTTAGTCAATAAAATAGACAATGTAACAAATGTACAGCGTTTAAATACTAGACAAGTTGCAGAATCACTTTTAGGAAATGTGTATTTCGGAGCTGGCCAATCTATACAAGACATTTTAAATAATGGCTTACAAAAAGCATTAGGAAACGTATACAAATAAAGAATGATAGATAGTATATTATAGTACTATATTATTATGCTTGACACTTCAAAAATTATAAATTGGATTGGTGAAGTTGTAGACAATGCAGATCCATTAAAAAATGGAAGATGCAAGATAAAAGTCTATGGCAGATTCGATAATATTCCCAAGGATTCTATTCCATGGGCTTCTCCTATGAATAGACTTTTAGGAGGACAGCATACTATACCAAGCATTGGCGATATTGTTGAAGTTACATTCGATAACGATAACATATACATGCCGTTGTATACATCTCAAGTCAATCAGAATAAAAATCTTAAAGATAAAGTTATTAACAAAGAAGAAGATTCTAGTAAAGTAACTTCATTCTCGTTTGACGTAAATAGAAAATTCATCTTAACATATAGTAAAGAACTTGGGTTTGTGATTGGTAATGGCTCAGATGCTGAATCACAATCAATGATTAGGTTTGACAAAGATGGTAAGATATTCTTATACTCTGATAATATATTTGTGTCTAAAGATGCAAATGACGAAAGCGAACCTACTGCTAAAGGTGAAACATTAAGAAAAACTTTAAGTGATTTTATAGATGCTATCAATGCACATAAACATTTAACACCTTCGGGTATTTCAGATGTGCCTATTAACAAAGATGATTTCAAATTAATACAAGATGATTTAGAAACTATAAAGCACGTTGGTGGAGTACAATCTGTTGAAATGACAGACGAAGAATTAGCTGCCGCAGATTCAGCATCGTTAAGTGGAGGATCTATCAGTTCTTCAACGTTATCTGCATTGGGCGGTAGTTCGAAGCCTGATCCTGACGCATCTAAAAAGCTTAAGAAAGAAATAGATTCATACAAGACTGATAATATAGTTTATAAATCAGGTTCTAAAAAACCTAAAGCTGTACCAAGATCTTTGATCATGGCTATGAAAAAATACGGTATTACTAGCCCCTTGCAAAGAGCTCATTTTTTAGCTCAATGTGCACATGAATCTGGTGAATTTAAATGGCGTGAAGAATTTGCTTCAGGTTCAGCGTACGAAGGCAGAAAGGATCTTGGTAATACTCAACCGGGCGATGGCGTACGTTTCAAAGGTCGTGGCTTTGTTCAAATTACAGGACGTGCAAACTATAAACAATTTTCGAAATACTGTGGAGAAGATCTTACAGCTAATCCAACTGCGTTAGCAACTAAGTATGCTGCAGATACTGCAACATGGTTTTGGCAAACTAGAAAATTAAATGCTTATGCTGTAGATGATTCACTTGCAAGTATTAAAGCAATAACACGAAGAATTAATGGAGGTTTTAATGGTTTACAAGATCGTGTGAATAGATTTGCAGACTATTGGGCTATTCTAAAAGATAATCCAAACGCATTTACATAATATAGATAAATATTCTAATGAATTCATTTAGAGACGGACATTGGCTTGGAGAGGTTATCGATAATAAAGATCCTCTTAAAAATGGCAGATGTAAGGTTAAAGTTTATGGAACTTTTGATAATCTTACAGCTGATACCATACCATGGGCTAGTGCAGGAAATAGAATGGCAGTTGGTCAGCACTTAATACCAAATGTTGGTGATATAGTTGCTATTACTTTTGATAATGGTAATATCTATGCACCCGTTTATTCATATCAGATTAATCAAAATAAACAATTAAAGTCTGAGATTTTAGATAGCACATCAAAGCCAGAAGATGTAATAGCTTTAATATACGATGCAACTAGAAATTTTAGATTTTATAAATCTGAAGAAGATGGTTTAATCATTACGACAGGTAAAGATAAAGACTCTCAACCGATGATTAAGTTTAAAGATGATAAAATTTATTTAAACTCTAACAATATTTTTATAGCAACAAGTCCAACTGATGAATCAGAACCTGCTGTTAGAGGCGAAACATTAAGAGGTATTTTAGATGATTTTATGAATGCGTTTAATTCGCATACACATCCAACACCGACTGGACCTTCAGGTCCTCCGATTGCACCCGAATTACCTAAGGTAAAAGGTTTACAATCTAAATTAGAAAAGATTAAGCAGAAAAAGTAGATAGATAATCTGTAAATAAAAATAACTATGCCTGCACAGTGGCCATTATTCATAAATAACGTATCTTCAAAAATGGCGTCTAAGTCACTTAAGACATCAGACGACATGGCTATGCTTATTTCTCAAGAATATTTTAATGCAGTCAAAACTTCACAAACACCTTTCGGTAACATTCACCAATCTGGTCAAAAAGCAATTTTAGATGCTGGCTTTAAAGAAGCATTTAAACAACTTTATGAATCACATGCACCTTCATTAGAAGATAAAAAGTTAGATCCTACTTTCAATGATCTTAAAGATGCTTTGCCAATTCCTAACATAAATGCAAATATAGATAAAGAATTAGAAGCTTGTCTAGCAACTAAACTAGAATATGTGTTTTATGATTTTGGATTTATAACAAGTCCTGTAGTCACTAAAGAATTAATCACTGAAATTAAATATACAGAGATTGAAATTCCGCAAATACTATTTAGTGGCGTCGATGGAGAAGCTCCTTATTCATTTACTTATTCTATAGATGGTGTAATTCAACCAAATATAATGTCTGATAAATCTGGTCAAATCACAATTGATATAGATAAATCAAAACCTGGTAGTTTTGAATATAGATTGATCGGTATTACAGATGCCAAAGACACTCGCAAAGAAATGGATTCTTTCGTTATTGTAATAGTACCTGAAAATAAATACGAGGAAACTTATATTAAAGAAACTTCAGTTGATTTACCTAAATTAAAAGAAGAACAAATTATCGAATTATTAGCCAATAAAGTTTATTATCAATATGATAAAAGCGAAGAATTTAGACTGTGGTTAGATCGATTAAAACATGGTACAAACGCAAGCTTGGGTAATAAAGTTGCATCTCTTGTTAAAAAATGGATTAGTGAAAATAAAAAAATCACTTTAACATACAATAAGCATAAATTTCAATCTTCGCACGAAGATGTTAAGACTTTACCAGATTTCGTAAAAGAAAAAGAAATTATCGTAAAATTTACATATCATCCTATAAAAGATAGTGTTAAAAAAGCTGAACATAAATTATTAATGGTATTGCCGGCAGTCACAAATCAACACGAAACACGTATAGTAAATGAAAAGGTAGACTTATGGAAAATCGAAAGAGACAGATGGAACAAAGATAGAATTGACTGTATCAATAAAATAGCAGATTCTTATAAAAAAGAAGCAGATAAAGGATCTGACGAAGCTTACGATAAAATAGCTAAAGCTGTTATTGACTATTGGATGTCGACTGCAACTAAACCATTTCAACCTGGGCCTCCAATCCCGCCGTGTATGATACCAACGCCTGGCACATACATACCTGTTTATTATGGTTCACAAAAAAAATTAGCAGCCAATATAAAAAGAGCCTTGAATAGTGGTAAATATTTTGAATATCCACCGACAATTCAACCTGCCACAAAAGTAGTTGCATCTGCATTAGCGGTTGCATTTGCTTTACATTTATTAGAATTAAAATTTATTTACATGGGTCAAATATACGTTGGCGTTTCAACAGCACCGATGGTAGGCTTCGTACCTGTAGTATTTTAAGAGCAATATATAACTTAATTATTTAAAAACAAAAAAAATGACAACACAAAAAAGAACAAGACTTTCAGCTACTGTAGAATTAGAAGCTCCAGCGATTGAAGTTGTAAAAAAAGAAACAAAAGAAACTAATCGTTTCCTAAACGCAAATCAATCTCTTGAAGATTTTGATTGGGACACACACGCTGCCGATTGTCCAAGTAGAATGAGAAAGGGAAATCCTTTTGTAAAAACTAACGGAGGTACAAAGGTTTATTATCAAGGCGCTGACGCACAAAAATGGTTTGATTTATACGAAGGTGTTATGGCAGATTTCAAAGCTGTTATTGAACCAAGCGAGCATCATGATGGTACAATTTACTCTATGAGTAACGATTGGGCTATGCTAGACGTAGGACACAGAGAAATGGTTTATATCGATTTAGGTAGAGAACCATCTTCTATTAGAAGTCTTATTACGGTAGGCGCTAAATTTACAGTTAGAGTCTTAAGTACTAAAAATCAAAAAGGTTTTATCTTAGGTTCTATTAGCGAAGGAATGCGTCAAACTATTATTAATGATTTGAAAAAATCAATTGATACTGGAAATACTGCATATATCGGTACAGTTACTAGCATGATTCCAGGCGGTGGTTATATGGTTAACATTCAGGGAATTGATTGTTTTATGCCAGGTTCATTAGCAGGTGCTAATAAATTAGCTAATTTTGAATCTATTATTGGTACTGAAATGTACGTTGTTCCGGTTTCTTATTCGCATGAAAAAGGTACAGTTGTCGTATCACATAGAAAGTATTTGCAAGCAATGATCCCTAACGAAGTTGAAAAACTTAAAACAGTTGCTAAAGATCAAACGTTTACTGGAGAAGTTACAGGTTCTGCTAAATTTGGTATCTTTATCGAATTTAATGGATGTTTGACTGGTATGATTCACATCAATGACTTAAACGAAGAATGGGTTGCTAAATTAGAAGCTAAAGAAGTTAATCCAGGCGATGAGATAGAATTTGGTATCAAAGAAATTATCTCTGAAAAGAAAATTATGTTAACTCAAAAAGAAGAAGTTGAAGTAATTAATCCATGGGACGGCTTAGCTGCTAAATATACAGTACCAGTTTCAGTTCAAGGTACAGTTAAAGCTACAAAAGACTATGGTATCTTTATCACAATCGAAGAAGGTATCGTTGGTTTATTACATATCTCTGAATTAGAAGGTATTGACACTTCTACAATTAAAAAAGGAGATCCTATTGCAGT